GTGGGGGTCGCCTAGCTACTTGCTTTAAAACCATCGCTAAAGACGCTTGCACACACACTAATTTAGAAAAACTTATCCAAAAAGACCGAATCAAGTAGACAATATTCATCTCCAAACTTCCCAAAAGGGTTGCCTGCTTCATCAATTGCCTTGTTTATCGATCTCCTCAACTCATCATAGAACTTAAAACCGTGATAATAACTAAAACGTAACGCTTCATAACATTGCTCTCTACACTGGGCTAGCTCATCAGGACACTTTCGAATCCAATTCGTCAACTCAGCAATACTCAACTTATCCAAGTTCGCTTTCATCTTTTCCGGGTAATTCTCGTGGGGAATAAATCCACACTTCAGGAACCTTAACTTTCTAACGTCTGTTAAACCCGAGGCTCCAGTCTTATCAGCACTCGTATACTCAATACCAAACTCCGCCAACTTATCACTCAAACTCTGAGGGTTGAAGAATTCTAACACTTCGTTACTCGCCACAAACATATTATCGTCGCCAAAGATAGCATCTGACACATTTTTCATGTAAGAATCACACGAAAAATACTCAAGTTTCCCGCTCTGTTCAACTATCATTAACCAACACAATAGGAGTAGAAACTCTCCAACAATGGAATTCAGTATTACCGTCAACCAATTGCCAGAGGGATTTCCTTGACACTTCTTGTGTAAGATGTCCAGAACAAGTTGCCATGTATGAACAAACTCAATTCCAAACATCTTCAATATCCGTCTCCTTGCTGCTGGGTCAATCCTTATCTTCTTTCCATAGAAGTCTAAGACCGTCCCTTCCGGCGCGTACTTATCATACCAATCTGCAATCAAACTCATCGTCTTATCAATCAGATCTGCATCCAAAATACCATCATACTTCGCATAATCACCATCTCCTCCAATTGTTCCAAATCGTCTCAATCTTTCATACAATCTTGTCCATTGTGGAGAATACGGATCTATTCCTACAGCTGAATAAAACTTCGAATGTGCCGCAATAAATGCTGCAACAAAATCCATTGTAAACATTCTCCCGAGAATCGTTAAATCTACGGGAGCCATAGTGAATATCCGTGTCGACACATCATATATTTTCTGCATCTTCCTACGCTCATCTTTTAGACAATGCTGCCAAACTGAAAATGGAAGCTTCAAATCTAACATTAAAGTTAGACGCTCCATCACTGCTCGCTGCAATGTCTCACAGGGATAGTAGTTGCACATCTCGCCGTCACTGTGTAACGCCGTGAAAAGCCACTTCTTTCCCTCTGCCCCTTGTGGTCTCTGCTTCACCCACGGCAAACCGGGTGAGCTATCCATGTTCAAACCATCATAATGGTCGATCTCACATCCATTAATCGCCATATCCATAGACATGTGGCCAATGTTATCCCTTAACGGTAAAACATGTTCCTCATGTATATACTTGATTTTCTCATACACAACCTGAACCAAATCTGGTGGAAATGGTTCTGTCCGCTTCGTATACTTCACCAGCGCGTTCTTAAACGGACTAATTCTGCGCTCATTTCTAGGATCCCACGTTGTTAGAACACTAGGTTCAGTTTCATGCCGCCGCACCAAATCATGTAAGACTGATGGTTTAATATCTGTCTTAGATGGGTTGAAAACAGCTTCACGAGCTTGAACCTTTCCATACTCAATGTATCCTTCTGGAAGAAAATTTGATTGATAGGGATTTTCTTCACTCCAAAATTGATTTCTCAACTTCAAATAACCCTGTTGTGGTTCCATTTCCTCGAACTGACAACCAATCAACGCCTTATCAAGCATCTCTTGAGTCACTAACGTAACAACACCACCATTTTTGTTTTCACCATATCCACTCACGTGAATCCCTAACAGCTTACGCTGAAATTGACTCCCATGTGCCACAAGGACAGCACCACAATCACCTCTGATTGTAGGAGCTCCATGATGAAAACCCTCACACACATACACATTCTCACCACTTGGGATTTGATGGAATTTGATTGTATCGCAGAGCAATAGGGACTTGATCTCGCTTTGATAAACTACGAAATGCGAAGCTTCTCCTACTGATGCTTGTACAATCAATTCACCATTAAATCTCTGGTAGTAAGCCAAATCCTTCTCACTAACAAACTTCGAACTCAACTTCCGTGCTACTGGTAATCTAGGAATATCTCTAATAACTGCAGCGTCAATCCCCGGGCCTAGGCGTTTAACCTTCACAGGATCCAATGCGAATGCAATGGTAGTCATGTAGCCCTGGGCTCGCACAACCGTGCCGACCTTAAGTCCATCAACAAAGTGATAGGGTAAAAGCAAATTCTGTCCATCCAACGCCAAGCCTATAACTGACCGCTGACCCACTCCATGAGTACAGGTCAAACGGTACAGAGCAGGCAACAATGCAAAGTTTCGTAATTCGATCGCATTTTGATCCTCGGAACTCTGCATTGTCATCCTCTCTGGTTTCGCTTGCTTAGCATGGGCATGCATCATAATCTCTTCTTCAGACATATCTTGATATCTCGGAAAGAAATTACGGCTTGTAAGCTTGTATTCACTTTCAGCCCTATTCTTTGACACCACTTTCACACGCGCAGCTCTCGACGTTCGCTGATCACCAGATGGTCCCATCTCAGGGGAATTCCACTCTTCATGTTCTCTACATATCTCTGCTTCCAACTCAGCAACTCGATTTTCAAGTTTCGCCTTCGTAAACATTACGTTATGATGCGCAACATACTTCACCGCCGCTTCTTTATCCAAAGTCTTGTAAACATACTTATTAACTGGAGTAATATCAGGATATAATCCAATATAAACACACGGATGTGCCTCCTTTTTATCTGCATACTTCTTAACTTTATAGAATCCGAAAGCCAACGCAGCTATTCCAGATATTGCAGCCGCATATTTCAACGCACTCCACACACCAGCCATCGTACAATGAGTTTCGAAAAACTCTCTGACTTTCTCAACAGCAGACTTCGTGTGCTTCCAATACCAATCTAAACCATCACGTAGATAATTAAATCCACTTGCTCTCTTGATCATATCCATAAATACACTAGTCATCCTCTTACAACGCGCTTTCATCAAACTATACCACAAATATCGCTCTTCGTCTGTGGCATCACTAACTCTCTCACTCAACCAATTAAAGAAGCTATTGTCAGCATAAGTTCCAGGAACTTGTACTATCCTTCGCTTCTCGTCATCAGCCTCAAAATGCCTCAAAAACTTCAAATCATTCTTTGTAAAGACGTACTTATTCGGGTCTCCCTTGTGATTGAACCATTTCCGTTCCGACAACCAAGTTCTCAAACCTTCATCTTCAACATCTTGTATCAACAATGGCTCATCTGGTACAACCCAGTCACGAGACCTTAAATCACTCACCTTCTTATGCAACTCTTTCGTGTAATCTTGGAGTCCTTCTGGCAAATGACTAACTAAGTGTTTCTCTCCGTCAATGTCACTAGCTGTCCACTCATAACTCTCCATCGTATCAGCATCTTCAAACTCCTCATCAGTATCGTCATCATGAAACGGGTTCAATGAAACAAAACTACTGCGTCGATCATCCGATGTACTAGGAGTAGGCTCATCACTTTCCATCATCTCTGTTGTCAATTCTTGGCCATACTCTTTATAAGCATCTTCAATCAACTCTCTCAACATATCATCGTAGCCATCAACTAACTCATTCTGTATCTCATGGTGAAGCTTTTGCTCTTTCAAAACAAACTCAACCATTTGATCATAAGTCCAACGATCTTTACCTTCATATGCAACTGGCTCCGTGGAATTGTAATCCAAAGGATCCATTCTCACAAACCTCAACCAACTAAACTGTTTCGCTCCATTTCGCAATGCTTCCTTCATCTTTCTTGGACTAGGCATTCCACGCACTCTAAACTTCGGATCCAACAATACATAAAAGAGCAAATGTCTTCTACTCAAAATAGCACTTCTATCATTCACGACATTCGGGTTCGGGTAGCTAACATTGGAAGAGCATAATACGATTTTACTCTCAAACACTCTACCTTTGTCATCCGAGCCCGCCTGTGGTACAATATAAGCTGCATTGGCTCTCACATTCACGAACTCATTCCACTGCTCAATCTCAGCATCTCCACCACGCGACTGTCCTATATCATCAATATAAAACACCGGATTCCCTGTATAGGCATCCAAATGTTTCGTCTTACTCCTAGCATAAATCGCATTCTGGAGAGGTGCTCCAATATTAGCTGTCATCTTCAAACCCAAATGAGTACACAACAATGACTTACCAACACGAGTTCCACCAGAGAAATAGACACAAAAAGGATCATATCTAAAACTTTTATAGTGCTTCGCATGGTCTGCTACATTTCCTAACTCCATTGCCTCCTTATAAGCAATCTGAAACGCTGACATTAACTCTCTTGGAAATGCTTTATTAGAAAACACTGTCACATACTTATTAGCCAAATCTCTCAGCTTTAAAATCTCGTCTCTCAACGCACTATCATGCACCAACGCCGCTTTCACATCCAACCGAGACAGCTCTGAAACTCGCTCGGCCCATTTTAACAAACCAGGCTCTGCCTTCTTTAACTCTTGCCGCATTTTCTCAGCTGTGGTATGAGCTCCAAACACGTATCCAAAACTCTTTTCAATAAACAGTTGGATCTTCTCAATAAACTTAGGCACATGCTCAATTCCACGATTGATTCTAAACACAGCATCGAACGTCTTCAAATAATCCTCGGTCTGATTCTTGCTCGGCAAAGTCCCTTTCACTCCCATGAATATAGCTCCGAATACGGTAGCTGCTCCCAAATACGCAGTGTTATCTAACCAACCCTGCGTCTCCATCCGTTCCAAATTTACATTTGGCTTGATGTCTGGGACATCAGTCTCCTCTCGATATTGTTTCGGAATTAAACCGTATAACCACATCGCTACATCCATTATCTTATTCGTCAACTCAAACCACGTCATCACACGATACGCTAACAAACAATACCACAACCACCCGGGAAGGTAGTCATACACGAACCAGAGACAATATATCTCTATAGCAACCATAAGTTGCTTTCCAATACCGTCAAACACCTTCTGTGTAGCACCAGTAAACCTCCTAAAGAAGGTACTAATGCTTTCAGAAGCTGTATCAGCTATTTTCTCTGTCTCCAATTCTCCTTTTCGCCCTAGTCGCGTTAACATCTCTGCAACACGCTCACTGACGTTGTTCAACATTTCATCTAACTTCTCTGGCGCGAAAGTTGAACTCAACAATCCAAGCGTCGTTTTAAAACTCTTGATTGTTTCATGCACCATATCTACTGACTCTTCAACCTTATCAATCTTCTTCTTAAAGGTGTCTGTCAACACTTCTGCATCACTTATGATTTTATCAATCCTAGGAGATCGCTCATCCATTGCGGTCTGAACCATTCGATTTATTGGTTCTGTCGCCATCGACACCGCAGACTTCATCATCTGACACTCAAGCTCCTCGACATCAGAGCTAAATACATCCGTTGGTCTGGAGCATTCACTACATGGGCTATGTTTAAAACCCAATCTCCTATCGATTCGCTTACAAGCGTCATGATTCTGAAGGTCTGCCACCTTACTAACAAAACTAACTGGCTCCCTGAAAACATTTGGTTGAATGTTTTCATACATACCCTCAAATCCAACACTCATACGCTTCTTTATCTTACGATGGAAGCGCAGACCACAACAAACTCGCATTTCAAAATCATAAAACTTATAACTAGTTTCATGCCAAAACAAATGTGCCACTTCTTCTTCACTCAAACCACTGGGCAAATGTTGCCAAAACTCATTAAAAGCATCGGCAATCATATCATACTCACAATCATCTGCCACGTCATGCGGAACTCCTATTATTTGCTCAAATCTCTCTGAAAACCAACCTTGACACTCTAATCGCTCAAGTGGTAACTTGTTCTTCATACTCAAACAACACCACTTCTTCTCAAAATCTGCCAATACAATATCACGCGCATGCCAATATAAATGAGCACACTCATGATCACAATACTCTCCATTCGATTGCCATCTAAACTTGGCGATACTGTACTCTCGTAAGTATCCCTCTAACTCTTGATACCAATTATCTAAACACATCTGCATCTGCATCTTTTCAAAACTACGGTGTCGTTCATTACTATTATAAGTCCAAACAACACCCTCTCGATCCTTATCCAATACGTTCACTTTCAACTCATTATCCTTAAACACATACTTCACTTGTGCTGCGTCAAACAACTTACAGGGCAAATCAACACTATGATTTCCTGCCCACATTCCACAAATGAAAGCTTCGTCTACATACAACGGCCTCTTATACTGCTTAGCTAAATGAATCAACGCCAAATACTGATGTCTCGGCAGATCAGACTTATACATCTTACGATACAAACGTCTGACTATTCGCCAAAACCACAGATTAAGCATCGGTTCATAGCCACTTCTATCTCTAACTAACCACTGATCTAACAAACCTAAAACTTTCTCACTCTTCACTTCAAAACTACACAGCGCTATGTTACTCACTTCACACTCAATCTTCTCGAAAAGACTCGGTAACAAAATGACACCCGAGCTACATGTCGTAAAATCAACATTATTTAATGACTCCATTTTGAATTATTTATGATAATTTGTAATAAAAAGCAAAAACGTTATTTCTTTATTCGACTTTATGTGGGGGGGTTTACCGCGGAAATTTCAGATCATTCCTTCCATTTAGAAATTCCAATGAACAACAGACCAAGATCACATTTAAGTGGGCCTTTTCTGATCGTAGCTAGTACTGACTATTACTAACTGTTTCGCTATGAACTCAACAAGCAAGGGCAGGTACTTTTCCAAAGGAATTTCCCACACATTTCATACTCATCAAACGTACACTACTACAGTTTTCAAACATCAGCGCTCAAAAATCATACTACAGCCTTAGCCGATATCCGGGGTCACGCCTGCACTCGGTCTGATAAACTCACTAGAACTACTTGACCCTAACTAACATCCGGGAGAAACCGGGGGTCGTTTTACAAACAATAAATTAACAAACAAACAAACATATATTTTTACCAAATTTTCTAAAATTTTATTATAAAATGATTACTATTATATTTACAACTATAACAAATACCAAAACTTTACGGATTATTATTAAACGTATTAGGCTGCGGCGGTATTAAATAGTGAAAACAAAAGTCATCACCTGCCGCTGTAAAAACCGAAAAGTTCGTCGATTCCTGAAAAGTCGATGGATTCAACCCATTCTTAATACTCACAAACAATGTACCATTCTGAACGTAGGGAAGGTTCTTATTAGCATCATCCCACGCCTGCTCATTATAATTTTCAATAAAATGATAACTACTACTGTACGGGATCTCAAACTCAACACATGGTTCATAGGCTCCATTACAAGGCTTAATTGCAATAGGACCCTCCGTTTGTAGCAAAGCCGTTCCTGATGGAGCGGTTCCACTAACGGGTAACGAAATAAAGTTATTCGGATCAAAACTAACAATAATCTCTCTTGAATTAAGAGATCCACAATCACTAAAGATCTTATACCTTATACTACCAGACCATCCAACAAACAAACGCGCAAAATACGTCAACGGACTATTAATAAGAAGCCTATCGCCAATAGCGTCAACCGGCCAACCAACATACTGGGTGGTGTTAACAGCTCCAATCGAAATACTAAACTCATTGTATGCCTTACCATAACGCCTAATTACATCACTCAAAGAAGCACTATACTCGTTAAAGAAATGACTTTGATCAACGGGCAAAGGTGCCTCTCGAAGCTGCAACATCATCGAATTCTCCATACCTACTACAGCAGTGTCCAAACCTTGCATCTGCAACTTCTCCATTCGCTTAACGACACCCTTCTCTTCAAAACTCGTCACACTCGGAAGACTATTAGGATAATCAGGAAATCTGAACCTAAGTCCAGCTTTCGTTTGAGAATAACTAATAGGATAACACAAACTAAAATCATTCGCTCCCGCCACATACACATTCATACTTATCGTGTTTGAAACATTATCAGGTGAAACTAGCGCATTAAGCACAAATATCACGACATATCCTGAACAATAATTATAAGCAGTATCGGGAGCGCCTAATCCTTTGTGTGTTCGCAACCAAGGTCTATTCGCAACATACGGTAACGTAAATGTATAACTTCGATTCTCAGTATTAGATAAATCTAATATTATATTTGGAGAAATCAAAGCTTCATCTAACGTTAAGCCACTCAAAATACTAGGATTCTCGACACCAGGTATATACGCAACTAACAATCTTCCAGAATGAAACTGGGAAGCAACTAAATCCAAACGCATATCAATACCTCCACGATAATACTCAAAGAAATCACTTGTATACGCGAGATAACTAGGTGAATCTGCATTCGATAACAAAATAGGATTCACATAACTGGAAAAGATAACATGACCAGTTGCATTAGCTTGCGCCCAAGGATAAGTTCCCATCAACATTGGAGTTGAGACAATCTTCGAAATCAACACATCATTAACATGCCCTGATAAAACACTCGCGTTAGGAATATGCATCCCATGGGGATTCAAACCCAAACGACTAACCGTATCAGATCCAATACCATAACTAAAAGAACTAAAACACATTCTCTTACTATTCAGCTCAACTCTCGCAGAAATAGGTCTATCACAACACATCTCTAAGATCTCAGGATGTTTCTCAACAAAATCACTTCCACTTTTCAAGACATCTCCAATATCATCAATCATATCGCCAAAATCTCCATTGACAGCATGATCCAAAGCACTTCCAACTCCGTTCACTGTCTTCGACACTGTATCAAAAACATCAGTAAAGATGTCAAAGATACCTTGCGCCTCTAACTGCTCGTACAACCTATGATTACGCTTGGTAGGAATAAAATCCCTAGTCAAAGCAGAATCAACAGGTATTCTCAACTCAACGTCATCAAACCATCCAAAAACTGTAACATCAACAGTAGCTGAAACACCAGTCGAAGCCAAAAGAGGATTCAAGACTATAAGATATAAAAATCCTAGATTTCCCGAATCGTCGTTCAAGCTCATCATATTAACCGCACCATACTTATGGAAAAATGGTATACTAAACTCTACAGGAGAGTTGTTCGCCATATCAATAAGACAGTGCTGATAACCACTCGCTTGATGAACAGACTGCGGCACAGGTGCTTGTAAAGGTACCCAAACCGCCATCAATCTACCAATATGAAACTTCGTCGCATTAACAACAAATCGAAAATGAGGGTTTCCACGAAAATAAGTATAACTTTGAATCATATTATTCTGTATGGAACCCAAATCTCCAACTAAATCATTAATTACCTGAACTAATGCAATAGTCGAACCGACCGTATTAGAAATACTAAACGGAACGGTTTTAATTACTCGAGGTTTCTTAAACATCATCTTCAAATTCCACTGAGAATCAGTCATAGCATCATTCATCGCACTACGTGTTGGAACAATCGTACTATCACATTCTCTATCTTGAACACTGACACTCTCTATCTCATCACTAAATACTGTATTTGTAATTTTCACATCATTAACCATAATTTCTTGACTCATTTCTAAAATTCTTACACACTGAAGATACAACTTCATAATTAATCCATATACAAATGAAATCGAATTAATTATCTACTAATCTAAATGATCAAAAGAATAAAACTTACCGTAAACTAAATTAATAAAATAACTAAACTAACTAAAAGAAAGAAAGTTAAAAGATTAAGATACAAAGCAGGATTATGTAATTAAATCAATACGCAATAACATAATGACTTACTATTTGCATAAATGTTACCACTCATGAAATAAAATACACAACCACACTAGGTTTACTA